CTTTGTTGTCATAATACAACACTTGGCCCGAGAAGTTGAACGGACCTTCTAGGCCTTTACGGGTCTCGTACTTGGTGCGCATCATGTCTGTGGTGTCTACAACCTTGTATCCCATTTTGGACTCCTTCTTAATTACTATACAAGTATTATAGCAAAAGGGGATTTAATGGTCAATCGTTTTAGCGCCAGAGATCTTGTACTACTTTATCGTTAATTTCGTGAGGTTTGGGCTTGCCATGAAAAACTAATACTGAAGTACTACCTGGAATTTGTGTGCCTTGCCCTGGGATTTTGTGGCGTCTAGTGTTAAAATTGTAGCCACCATCTAGGCATTGCCATCGCCAACTCTGTATTTGACTGTCTTCCAAATATCTAATTCTGTTGTGGCCAAGCACAGCATTTAAGTAATCCTGATCACCCGGGTACTGCCTTGTGGTGTTGACCACATTGGTAGTGTTAAACTGATCCCACACCCAAGACATACGATCAACATTCCACCACATCACACTGCTGTTCAATGACAAGTAGCCTGGACGTTGCAGGTGTTTGAAGTCTCTGATGCCCCAGAGATATTCAGTAGGCAGTTGCGGGATCCAGGAGATGTCACGAAGTATCACAGTGTCAAGATCAAAATACAACAAGTTGCCTTGATGATGCTCAGAGTTGAACAATTGTAGTTTGTACCACCATGCTCGTCTGAGTCCAGATATTTCTGGCCAATCTGTCAGCACATGTTTGATCATGTGGTCAGGCACCAGTCTGTCATGCTCGGTGTACACATGGAATCGTATGCCGTTGGGAAGATTGCGACTCAGCATGTTATACAGTCGTTCTACGTAGATCCAATCATATCCAGTGCCGTGTATCACACACGCACAATCTACAGGGCTGGGTGTATTCTGTTTAGCCATAGGCCTTGTTCCAGTTCATTTAGTGTGTATTCTGTGTGACTGATTTGTGTGAGCCATAAATCTCTATTGGTAATGTATGGCTGTTCTATGTCAGCAAATCCAATGCCTACAGGATGGGCCAAACTGGTGCTATGCACAATAGGTCGTGATCCGGCAATGGCCGCCTGTATGCCTGGTCCAGAGTTGTAATTTACTACAGCGTGGCAATCAAAATGCATGTCGTAACTGTCGTATGTGTTTGCTAATTTTTTTGGAGATTCTATGCTGACCCCTGAAGGTAAGTTATTTAACATCAGTCTACAACGTGGATGTGGACGTATAGTAATAGGACGATCTGTGTTGTTTCTTAGTGTGCTAATGGTGTTTTTTACCCAATCGCTCATGTTTACTCCAGCTACTTGCAAACTACGGTCATGTTGTACAGCAATGATAACATTAGGTTTGGAAACTAATTGTGTGGCTAAACTAATATTCAGTTTTTTTGGCCTGTCCCAGTCCAAATTGTCTAGATGGCCGTAATAACCATGTGATGTGATGTTGTTCACTGATATTTTCCAGGTATTGCCGCGATACAACGCACCTATTTCAATTATGATTACTGGTTTGCCTTGTGCTCGATAATGCTCATACACTTGCCGATTGGCTGACATGCGCCCATGCCAAAGTACTGACCAGATAACTGCCGCGTCTGAGGTCATGCTATTTTCTTGAGTTTGGATACCCCTGCTTTGCAGGCAATCTAATACCGCTGACATCACTGGTCCAGAATTCAAAGCACATTGCAAAGGAAAATAGGCTACGTTTTTGATCATAAGTATTTTTGATGAAGTACACAGTAATTACCACTTTTAACGAGCCAGGCTATAAACAATATGGCCAGCGCATGATCCAAACCTTTTTGCAAAACTGGCCTGCGGAAGTCACGCTTGTTGTCTATGCAGAAGGTTGTACAGTTGAGGAAACTGCACCGAATCTTGTGGTTAGAGACCTTGCCATAGTAGATGCTCTAACTGTTTTTAAGGAAGCATGGAGAGATGTTCCCAAAGCCAATGGCAATGTTCAAGATGATCCGGTGCGATCAAAACGCAAAGATGCCGGTAAAGGATTCAAGTGGGACGCTGTGCGTTTTAGCCACAAAGTCTACAGCATATTCCACTGTGCAAAAAATACCAAAACTGATTGGCTAATTTGGATGGATGCTGATACTGTATGTCACAGTCCTATTACCATTGCTGATATTGATAAGTTGTGCCCGGGTCATCATGACTTGTGCTTCTTAGGTCGTAAAGGCAAGTACACCGAATGTGGCTTGTATGCCATGAATTTAAATCACTCTATCATGGGACGATTCTTATGGGACTTTCAGCGGTTGTATGATGATGCCGAAGGTGGTATATTTAGATTAGTAGAATGGCATGATAGTTTTGTGTTTGATGTTGTCCGTAAAAATCATCAACTGAACGAGCTAGACTGGTCAGGACACTTAATCACCGGCGAAGGTCATCCCTTAATCAACAGTGAATGGGGTGCATATCTAGATCACCTTAAAGGTGATAGAAAACATGTTGGCCGTAGCAAACTCATAGACCTTAAAGTAAAACGCACGGAAGCATACTGGCAATGAACTGGATATTTTTAAACAAAAATAACTCTGACGAGTATATCGAAATGTTTGCGGCAGGTTCTAATACTGTGCCCACTTGCCTAGAAACATGGCATTACGAAGATAGTACTGATCCACTTGTGTTACGTGGTATTATGAAACACAAGATTATCAAACGTTGTTGGGAAGATAAACGCAACTTCTATTATATGGATACAGGGTATCTTGGTAATAGGCCCAATCCAGACAATCCCAACGGTTGGAAACACTGGCACAGAGTTGTGCCCAACAATTTGCAACACAATGCAGTAATATCAAGACCTGCAGATCGATGGCAACGGCTGGGCACAAAAATGCGTCCTGAACAACGGCACAGTCGTAACATCTTGCTGGTTGCGCCCGACGAGAAGCCTTGCAGTTTTTACGGCATTACACTGGATGAATGGATGCAAACAACTATTGACGCACTGAAACAACACACAGATCGTCCTATACAAGTTCGAGAACGTCCAGCATCACGCCGGGATCGAAAAACACAGCGAGCCGAAGACTGGCTGCTGGATGTACATGCTGTGGTCACATTCAACAGTTCTGCCGCAACAGAATGTATCTTGGCCGGTGTGCCTGTGTTTGTCACGGCACCTGCTAATGCTGCACGACCTGTGAGCAATTTAGATCTAAGCAAAATAGAAACGCCATGGTTTCCCTCAGATGACGAACGTCATGCCTGGGCCTGCCACTTGGCATATGGACAATTCCATACCACAGAACTAGCAGACGGCACCGCAGCCGCAATACTCAAGGAGACTCAAAATGCGTGAACATTATGGATGGCACTTCCCCGACTTTGAAACCCACTTTCCAAAGATGTTAAAGAAAAGCGTGGATAAAGGACTACCACCAGAATACCAAATTGCTGTGCGCAAACGCAGTATTGAGTTGTGTGCCAAACGCAGAACTGCGTTGGACATTGGTGCCAATGTGGGATTGTGGAGTCGAGACCTAGTAGATAATTTTGCCAAGGTCGTTGCGTTTGAACCAGTTGCTGTGTTTAGAGAGTGTTTGGAAAAGAACGTGAGTGGTGCTAACTTTTTTATCAGTCCATTGGCGCTTGGCGACCACGACACTCAAGCCACCATGATCATCACAGAAGGCAATAGTGGGCACAGTCACTTGGATCCAAATACCCTAGGCACTGGTGATGTACAAGTGGTAAAACTTGATAATCTAAACATAGAAGATGCAGATTACATAAAAATAGATTGTGAAGGCTACGAATATCGTGTGTTGCAAGGCGCAGAACAAACTGTAAAACGTTGCCGGCCTATCATGGTTATAGAACAAAAACCACATGCTGCTTACAGCAAAGATTATGGACAATTTGCTGCCATAGCATTGTTGGAATCGTGGGGTATGATCAAACTAGATCAAGTTAGAGATGATTGGATCATGGGATGGAACTAGACACAACTGACAACATTGACAAGGGTGCTAAAGATTCTGCGGCATGGGCCGTTAAATGGACCAAACCCAGATACATTGATAAACATCGAGCAAGTTTTGAGATAGTGGATGCTTATCTCAATCAACCAGTGGGCCGACTGCTAGACATTGGGTGTGGGTTTGCTTGGCAAAGCAGATGGTTCAATGAAAAATACGGCACAGAGCTTTGGTTGTTGGATGGAGATGCTAGTACTAATGCTACCAAATCTGAAACTGCCAGTTATGGCAACTGGAATACAGATACTAATCAATTAAAATTTTATCACACATTTGATTTTTTAAATTCAAAACTACAAGAATTAGGCACAAAGGACTATCAACTGATTGATGCAAACAACATCAGCATCCCCAGTGATGTTAAGTTTGATGTGATTACGTCATGGCTCAGTTGCGGACATCACTATCCTGTAAAAACCTACATAGACTTGATGAAAAAACATTCACATGAAAACACTAGAATCATACTAGACATTAGATGCAAGGGTACGGCCACAAACTACATTGGTGTAGATGGATTTGAAGTTGTGAATGTTGTGAGTAACGCAGGTGGTAAAAAACGGGCCACTGTGGAAATAAAGTTGTTATGAGTCCGTATTACTTAGAGTCAGTTCAGCAGGGCGCAGAATTTCAAAAAAACAACAAAAGTTGGGCTGGATACGATGTGGTCAAGTATCAGAAGTGCATCAAGGATCTGGTGGATTGCTATGGTGCAAAAACTATACTAGACTACGGATGTGGTAAAGGCCTGCAATACAAAGAACGACTGCCGTATGGCGGAAGTGCTGAAATTGAGTTACCACCAGAAGAATGGAAAACGTTTGATGAATATTTAGGTATTACAATATACCGTTATGACCCGTGTGTTGAGGGATTTGAAACACTGCCTCCTGCAGGTACAAAATTTGATGGTGTAATTTGCACACAAGTGTTAAACAGCATACCTGATGATGATTTATTGTGGGTTGCAAAAGAACTAGAATCATACGCTGATAAGTTTTGTTTTATTGGCTTGAACTTTCAACGTCCTGCTAAAGGCAAGAAAACAATGTATGATCCTGCATACTTTCGTGAACCAAGAACTAGAGACTTTTTTTGTAAATATTTTAACAATTGGTCTAGTAGTGATTTGTTTTGGTGGTGGAAAGATCGTTCACACTACCCTGGATGGTTAGATGATCAATTACAAGGTACGTGGAAACATGTTCCAGATGCCTGGGACGGCAAATACAAATACACAGAGGCAATTTACAGATGACATTGATTGACAAAAAATATCAACAACAACTTAACAAAATGCACAAAGCAGGCAGATTTGACAACGGTCACAAGGCTTATAAAATTATTGAAAAGTTTTTTGTCGACTACAAACCAACAACCGTGATGGATTTTGGTTGCGGTAAGGGTGCATTAATTGCAAGCGTTAAACAGTTACATCCTGATGTTGTTGCGGAGGGGTATGATCCTGGGAATCCAGATTTTGCAAAATTACCAGATCAAACATTTGATGCTGTTGTTAGCACTGATGCGTTAGAGCACGTTGAGCCTGCGTATTTAGATAACACCTTACGTATGATTGATAGCAAGATAGAGCGTTGCGGATTCTTTAGAATTGCTTGTTATCCTGCTAAGAAAAAGTTGCCCGATGGACGCAATGCTCACTTAATTGTCGAACTGCCAGAGTGGTGGCGTAATAAAATTGAAACTGTAATGGGAGTAAAAATTGTTCAGGAAAACATTACTGTAGTAGATAAAACTACCAAGTGGGCATGGGTCAAAGGACACAACTACGATGTTATTGTAAAAAAGGTTTGAATCTTTGATATATTGCTCCACTGGAACCATCTGCGTCACTCCAGTGTGCGGCTGCTAAGTCGTTTATCCACTGTACTCGATTGAATGTTTGTGGTTTTTCTATTTGTGCAATATCATGATTGGACACCGACCATGTGACTGCACTAGCATCATCAACAAATACTGGCACGCCTTCTAAGGCCGCTGCCACACTGGCGCTAGAATTAAAAAAGCAAGCAGCATGAGCGCCCATTAAGTCATCTAATAATCGTGAACTTTCAGGGTTGATGACAGATACACTTTGCTTGATATAGTTTTGTGTTTGAAACTCAGCAAAGTGCCGCATATCAAACTTCCCAGGATGAGGCCGTATTACAATTGGCCGTTGAGTATGTTGACGTATTTCTATAATTTTACCACGCAACCAATCCATAGGGCTCAACGATTTCATTGCAAAGCCGCCATCGCGTTGCATGCCCAACAGGATATAACCATTTGTATTATACCTATCTGGGCCAAGGCTAATACCTAGGTGTTGTTGTATTTCGTGCCACTTGTCTGGACTACTATTCTTGTTAGCATACTCTGCGCGATCATAAAACGGGCCTCCAAGACTGTAACGTAGATAAGTGCCACCATCATCTAAGTATTTAAAACAACTGGCATCAATACACATTGTATGAAAGCCACGACGTTTTTGTTCCGAAATTACTTGTTTACGCAATGTGATATTTTTACCACCAATGTTAGTAGTTGCCCATCCTAGCACAACTGCTAACTTGCTAGGCGTATATCGGTAATCCCAGTCTACCACAACACTTGCACCTGTGGCTCTAACGCCTTGTGCAAAGTTTTCAAGACAAGCTACCTTACGTGCATGCTTGTGTGCGTTGGCAACACTTGATGCATAAACCACTACATCAACCACCATTGAGAATCCGCCAGGCTGTGCCGTCTCTCATTTCAACTTCTGTAAACTGGCAATATGCTAGATGTCTTGCCCAGGCTTGAACTTCATCCAGTGTGGGAATTTTGAGATTTTCAATTGCGCTAATACTTTGACTACACAACGGCGCTGCCGCATTGGGTCCTAGTGTAATAGCAGGCTTACCGTAAAGCAATGCTTCGCCCGCGGCAATGCTACTAAATGTAACCAAGCAATGTACATCTCGGTCCAAGGCCATTTCCATGGTGTCATCATTGACTCTAGTACTACGATTTTGTTTAGTACGAATCACAACCGGGCGATCAGAATACTGTTTGATTTCTGCTTGTACATTGTCCAGCCATTCTTCGAGAACAATATCATAGTTGTTTAGGAGTTTTTGACTGGGAGGGGCAATCAAGATGTTTGTACCTCTTCGCATTTTTTTAATTTGCACACCAGTTTTTTCAAATCTGTCTACGGGTCGTTCCACAATGTCACCAAACCATTGTACGTCATTTTTTGTAATACGATGAAATGTTTTTTTCTTACCATTGCCAAAATATCCTGTGTCAATATAATAGAAATCTCTCCCCGCAGCCTGGCAGGCTTCCATTTGTTTGAGTTTGGTAATGCCACGCAATACCACAGGTGTTGTTGTGTGTGTTTCTCGAAGCCAAGTGCTGATCTGTCCACCAGCACCTTGTACAAAACTTTGTAATATGGGATCGTACATGTGACCTTTTCTTTTGTATCTATATTCGCTGTCGGTGCTCACTATGTTGTTGACCGGTAGCGCCGCCAGTTGTTTTCCCAACGTGTCAAGGGTGATGCCGTACGTAAATCCTGCAGGATCCACACGATATTTTAATATATTATCAAATATTTCTCTTATTTCAGGTACCACCTGATCCAACACATGCGGTGGCGGTGGGGCAGGTGGGGTAGGTGGAACATAATTAGTTTCGTCTTCAAGTTCCCAGTCGTTCATTCAATAGACCTTTGTAAACAATATTCAGTAAGTATTCGTTCTCTGTGCCACTCGTCGCCTTGTGGTGTGTCAGCAAACTCTTGAAAGCAAGGTGCACCTAGTGTGTAGTGCAACAGCTTGGCATCTTTATTAATGCCATATTCGTCGGGCAACCAGTTCCACTCCGGCGGTAGCTCTCCAATACGGCTATCATCTAGCCACGAGAAGCGGTGGAGCTCACTGCCTGTGGCATGTTGGACGAACTCAGTAGTAAGCTGTCTGTTAGGAAAGCTATTACAATTCCACAGAATAACACTAGACCAATTTTTTCGAGGATAGTTTTCATTCTTTGCTCCTAAGTACTTTACAGGCATGCGTGTTTGGTAATCGTGTTTGACTACCATCACGTCCATGTAGGGATTTTGTAATTCCCACAGTTTCACAATGTCATCACGCACAATCATGTCGCCGTCAATGAATATGGCCCAGCCTGTGTATTCTTGCAGGTGTGGCACCAAGAACCGAGTGTAGATAAAGTGATTACTGCCATCTGTGTGTGTTTCTTCATAGTCACGAAACAAGTTTAAGGCCACAGGAATAATAGCCACAGGCTTTGATGCATGACGTATGATTGAGTTTGCACAGGTATGAAAAGCAATAGCTTCTCTTGGGTCATACCCAACATAAACTGGTATGGCTTTCATCTGCGTTCAATGTCCTCTTCCACACAGTCCTCGCCATATTGAATTTCGATCAGTTTTAGAGGATGGTCAGTTTCGTTGCACAGTTGATGCCACTCGTTGAGTCGGATAAACGTATGTTGATGACGTGCAGGGCTTGCCATTATGTCATGGTCTGTGCTGTGCGGATCCACAGTGTAAACAGTAGCTTCGCCTTCGGCAACAAACCAAAACTCGGCACGTTTTTCATGACGTTGCATGCTCAAGCAAGTTTTGGGATTTACTGTGAGTTCTTTGAGTTTGGTATTTGTGCCTACTTCATGTAGCACACGATAGTAACCCCATGCTCTAGTGGTCCGGGGTTTCTTCCAGTCTTCCAGTATCCATGAACTGGAATTCATTTTGTTTTCGCCGCCTACGCCAAACACAAACTCCACATCATCAATGATCATCTCAGGTATGTTGTCTTGAGTACGATCGCCGCCGTTGGCAAACACAATTTGATCCTTGGGATACCGTGTTTTCAGCAGTCGTATAGCATCACAACTTGACCCGTCATTGTCGTTGTACACAACAACTTCGTCCACAATCTTCAATGCGCTGACCAATGCAAATCGCTCACTCATAGGCATGAATGGCTTGCCTTTTTTACGAGTAAGCCATTCGTCTGAATTGAGACCAACTATGAGTCGATCTCCTAGTTGTTTTGCTGCCTGAAAGTAGGCAAGATGTCCGGAGTGGATGGGGTCAAAGCCGCCAGTTACAAGTACAATTTTCATACAGATATTTACACCTGTATGTCTTCCATGCCTGCAGTTCTTAGCCTGACCACGTGTCCCATTTGCCACTGTTTGGTATCTAGGCCTTTCATGATACCCAACCAACGATTTCGAAGCAATGCAACTTCATTAATAAGAGTTTCCATATCAATTACTTCATCCTCGCCATCCACATATTTTTCAGCATCACGACTTGTAAGTGCTCGCGCATAGCCTTCTAGATACTTTTGAAAGTGTCGACGTCGAATTTTACGTAGCTGTATGTTGAGAAAATTAAGCACCGCTTCAATCTCTTGTAGTTGATTAAAACGATGCTCGGTAATTCCTGGCAGTGCAGTGATATTTTTTTCTACTATACCACCAATACGACAGTCTTTTTTGGCCGAATCTAGTTCGTGTTCGTAGTATGCAACAAAATCTGGAAGAAGACCAAGATTGGACGTAACTTTACTGTACCACATATTTTTTATACTCAGCTAGCCAAGGAAATAGCAATTCCCAATTGGTATTGCGTCTACGATCTTTTTCATCAAGATACTTTAATAGTGTAGTGACCTCTGCAGGATTAACTTTTGACTTTGTAATACTACCCGCTATACCTGCCATGTACTTGTAGGCTATCTTATCCTCATCTGTGTTTTGTGGCATTAGTGATAGTATGTAATCAAAATCTTGTCTAAACTGTTCACCGCCTAATATGCCAGCATTAAAGTAGCTAGGTCCAGGTGTTGGCCCACCAAAATGATGATGCACAGGTCGTATGGCATTCCACTCTTTTAACTTGATCAATAGTTCAGGCATAGTCTTGATAGTGAGTACAGTGATGGTCTGATTGATGCTAATGTACAACCATTTGTGCATGATTAGTGTGTCAAAGTTTTTTTGCCATTGCTCAAGATCAATTCCCCATCTTACATATTCTTGTTGCGGACCCCAACAATCTATACTGCATGTTATATCAACTCGTTTTATTTTTTTTGTCAGTAAAAGTTTTTTAAGTTTTTCAACAAACATACTTAATCTATCTGGCGAAACCATAAGATTAGTTACGATATTAAGTTCGCAATCTGGGTTAGGATGTTGATCAATCATGTCTAAGAGTTTTTCAAACTCCTTCTGATAGAACGGTTCGCCGCCTAATACACCAAATCGTTTGAGTTTAACAAATCCTGTAGGGAACCACTCCCAAAAACTTGGTATTAACTCTTTATGGTGTGTCTCAATTGGTGCTAGCAATGAGATAGTTTTTTCTAATGTACCAAATTTCTGATTCTCTGTGTTTATCACTGAGCTCAATGTTGGCCCGCAGTATAAACATCCTAGATTGCAAGTGTTACTAAAAAAGACTTCTAGTATCACGGGACTTACTACAATTGACTCAGGATTGTACATCAGTTCTGGTGGCGACAAATCTGTTGCATCAATTTGTCGTAGTCGATCACTTACTCCCCCTGACTCTTCAATGTTTTTACAGTAAGAACAACTAGTTTCAGGCCACAATCCTTGTAACATTCTTTTGCGATCACTTAGCACAATTTCAGTATTGTGAAAATTATTAAAATTTTCCGGAGTCAATGGTGTTTCAGCAGTGCGATGGCAAGTTCGAGAATATCCTCCATTAAGATATAAAGACGTCCAATTCCATTTTAATTGACAACTTGTTGCAGTCCGAATTGGAAAGTATGACTTGGACATTAATCTTCCCAGTCTTTGTCATCAAAATCATCAAAGTCTTCGTCTTCCTCAGCATCTTCTTCCTCAACATAATCTTTGTCGTTGTCAAGGTATGCGGTCAACGCACGTTTGATGTCAGAATCTCCCTTGAAGGCATTGCGTATGTCATCAACATCTGAATCATTATCCATCAAGATCTGTACCACAGTTTCTGCAGCCTCTGACCGGTCCACCGTGTTTACAAACCGTTTAAGCTCGCCCCAAATTTCGCTTGCTACTACTTCGCTCATTCTGCTTCCTCCTCAACTGTGATTACATCTTCCTTTTGATTGCCAAAGTCTTTCATCACAATATCTAGACAGTTATCGTCGTTGCGTTCCCAGGCCTTGCGAAACTTCTTGATAATCTCTCCAGCACTTGTGGTAAACACCAAGCTGTTGCCTTCTTTCTTGAGCATGGCCTTCTTTTCAATCAAGTCAGTTAGTCCTGAGTAAGGACTCATTCCTGTTTCGTAAGGAATTTTAACCTGTACACCTTCAAAAGGTTTAGCATAGCGAGTTTTCATTACCTTGCATGCGGCACGAATACCCATGACGTCAGTAATTTTGTTGCCATCTTCATCTTCTTTGAGCTTGAGTTTCTTCATTGCAACAACAATTGAGCTTGCATAAACAAAGCCTTGCCCGCCGCTGATCTTGTCATCTGGATCAAACATGTCCTGACTGGCATATGTGTGATTGGTACAAACCAATCCTACATTGTAGCTTCCAAACATGTTTACACAATTACGAACAAGTGATGTAAGTGCTTTGGGTTTACGGCCCATGTCACCTTTCATATCGCCGGCATCAAACTGATTTACGTCAGTTGGTGTAAGTAACATGCCCAATGAGTCAATCACAAACAACACTTTTGGACGTTCGCCATCTGGTAATGATTTGTAATCGCTCATGAAGGTTGAAATAGTCTTTGCCACATCATCAATCATGGCCATTGACAGTTTCAATAACTTGCTGTCACTAGTATCAACCCCAAGATCATGCAACCACTTTTCATCTAGTGCATTTTCTGAGTCAATTAGAACTACATAGATACCTTGCTCTTGTGCGTTCTTAATGATGTTACCGGAACAGATATAGCTTTTGCCGGCACCAGATTCACCGGCAAACACCGTGACTTTGCCCAATGGCACGCCACGATTAAAGTCACCAGAGATCAAATAATTTAAGGCATAGTTGCCTGTTGAGATCCAATCAGTTGGATCGTTGAAGCCAATTGAAAGGCCGTCAATACTTTTTGTAATTTCTTTACGAAATTTGCTTACGTCAAATGGTTTACCCATAGTTTATGTCCTTCTTTCATGTTTCAATAATTATAGACTGTTTGTTTGCATTTAGCAAGTCTTTTTTATAAGTTTTTAACTT